CCAGTCGGGGTGAACCGCGTACTTGTCAAAATGCCCGTCCTCGTCCAGTTCACCGAGGCGCACCATTTCAAACGGAACGTGTTGTATCTCCGTTATCTTGTAGTTCGCGTTCCAGTTCAGCAATAAGGCGAACCCCGCATACATAGCATAGTCCTCGGCTACGCGCTGCAACAAATCATCAGCCGTTTGGTTGTAGCGGTTGAGTTCAGCCGAATAAAAGTCTTTCTGTGCGAATCCGCGTCCGATGATGAACTTGCGGTATTGTTCCATACAACTTGCACCCGTGACACTCGCACCCACAATCTCACGCAGTCGCTGCGGGTAGTCGTTGTTCTTGCCGTATGCTTGAATGTGATAGCCGCGCCAGTTGGCACGTTCTACCCTCTTTTCCGTCTTTAATGCTGATACTTTCATCGGTGGTTATTTCTTTTTCGTTTGACGTGGTTTTTTTGCGCTCTGTGCGCTTTTCTTCTTCGGGGTGGGTACTTTATTACCCTCACCCACGTTCTTCGCTCCTGCGGCTTGCGGTGCGCTCTCCTGCGCTTTCTTCTCACGTTTTGCGTTCTCTATTGCGAGTTGCGCCTTAGCCTTTTTGTTCACATACTCGGCAACCAGTGTTTCCCAATTGCGCGGGTAGCGGTCAAAAAGTTCAATGCAGGCGGGGTGAGTGGAAAGGTGGTAAAGTGCCAGTTCATCCGTCAGTGTGTTCATATTGCAAAGTTTGGTTGCATCGCCATTGGGGGCGACCAGCAGTGCGCCTGCCCGCAACTCAAAACTCCGCTCGGCTCGTTTCTTCATCTGCGCCAAATCCCCACGCATCAATGCGAGGAACGCATCATACCAGCAGTCGGGGCAGTTCTTGTTCAGTTTGGCTTTGAAGTACTTTTCATATAACGCCTCCGTATCTGCGCGGAAAGCGTTTGCAGTATCAGCGATAAGTCCGCGCACCTGCGCGGAACTTACCCCTGCATACTGACTGCGATATTCCTCTATCGTCATAGTGGTTTAACGTTTTAGTCATTACTGCGCTGGTTTAGGGGTTTGCTTTATACAAACCATTGACCAGTGTGTCGGTTGCTGCCTCGCTGGTAACGAAGATTGAGGCGGGAACTTCACTCTCGCGGGCGTTGTCCTCGCTTGCCAGTGTGATAGCGTAAGCGATTCCGTCTGCGTCAGTGGAGTTGAACTCAATAGCACTGGCTACCAGTCCGTTCTCGTCACCATAGACCTCGTACTTGGTTTCGGGGTTGGTGGTGTCAAGGTTCTGTGATATAATCACATACTTGAAGTGAGCAATCTTGTTCACGTCATTTTTGAGGTTCTGTGTGCGATCAAAGGCACGCATAATGAACTGGTGTCCAAATGAGTTCACATAAGTTCCCTTGTTCATTGTTACGCTACCCTCAAAAGCAGCCTCGTGTGAGGTGAACAAATAACCAGTAGCACTGCTTGCCAGTGATATGGCTGAATATACGCCACTGGTGCGGGTTTTGGTTGCGGCTTTCCAATCGTCATAGTTGATAAGAATAGCCCAACCCTTTACTCCTGCCACGCTATTACGGCAACTTGCCATAGCGAGGTTCGCATTGATTTTAGTGCAATCCATAGTCTTGAATGAATTAAATTGTTATTGAATCTGTTTGCTGATAAAATAGGGCGGGGTGGCTGCGGCAATTGCCCTCACCGCCCCTATACCCTGTGTGTTTCCACTCTCTTACTCGCTGTAAACGAGCATTACGTCAGACAGAATCTTTGCGTCCAGTTTGTCCTTGCAAAGAATGTAGTTCTTACGGCTGGTCTTGTCGTACCAAACGTCCACCTCGTCAAATGCCTTTGCGCTCGGTGTGCCAACTGCGATAACTGATTTCAGTGTCAGCAGTGCGCGGTGCGGGTGGTCAAAGGTGTTACCGAGGTCAAAGTATGACTGAATATTTGCGTCCCACAACCGCATAGGTATCACGGGAACTCCGTTGAACTTTAATGCGGGTACTCCGTCCACGAGGTTGGAGTAGGTGCTTTCAATGCCCTTACCTACAAGATACTGCTCGTACTTGTCTGCGATAGACTGGGTGACATAGAAACGGCACTCGTTCTTACGCTGGCGCAGTTTTATGTCAGCCTTATACCACATATCGGAGAACAGGGTGTAAGCACGCTCGGGTGTGAGGTATGACATCTGCTCGGCCTTTGTTGACTGGCTGTTGGCTGCGTTGGCTACCAACTTGGTGTTGTCAAGAGCCACGATACCACGTAACTGCTTGAACAAGCCGTGCAGAATGTTGAAATAATCCTTGTCCACGCCAGTAGTGAGGTTGCCACCCACGTTGATTGTTACGGGGTTTGCGGAGTCCTTTGAGTAGTAGGTCTTGCCCTCTTGTGCTACACCGGTAGCAGCCTCGCCATTGAGGTAAACGATTGTTCCGTCAGCAAGAGCGCACTTGACTGCGCCTGCGGTGGTCATGGCGACACCCATATAGACTGTACCCTCAATCGGGGTAATCTTATGCTCGGTGTCCATTGAGTAGTAGGTCGTGTCAGTCACTGCGTTGCCGGTTGATTTTTCGGCTGCGAGGTAGATGACTGTGCCGTTTGCCAATGCGCACTTAACCTTATCGTCTGCGGCGCTAACCTCATAAACATCACCTACGAGAGGACTGCCTGTGGTCTGCTGGGTGGCGGCTGCGGTGGGAACGGCAGTCAGTGTAGCGAGTGCTGCTACGTCCAGTGTCTCGAAGTCTACGTTGTCAGCGTGTGTGTCACCGAACCAAATTAGGCGGTAGAACATTTCCTTGATAGCGTCAATCAGCACCTCTACAACGATAGCCATATAGTCGGTATCGGTGAGGTCATCAACGCGTGTACCCTTGTTCATAGCGTACACTACCATAGTGTTCTCCAAGTCGCTGGCGCACTCGTCAAGGAAGATCTCCCAAGATTTGGGTGTCCAAGCAACCTTGCGTGAACCTACTGACCAATCCTGCGGAGTGGGGTTACAACCCTGCGCAGCCTTACCAACCAGTCCACCGCCAGTGAGGAAACCGATTTCCTTGTCATAGACGATTCCGTCGTACATTGTGTGCAGTTCGCTCAACTCGGGGAGTTTTGCGATACCCTCGTAAACCAGTTCGTTAATGTTACGAATCTGCTCGGGAGTAAAAAAGAATGCCGAAAAATTAATCATTGTACTCATAGTCTTGTTTGTTTTAATTGTGAATAAAGTTGTTAATTGTGTTCTCGCTTACTTTTTCTTCTGTGCGTTCAGCGCGTCACGGACTGCCTGCTTTTGTTCCTCTGCGCTCTGCTGCTCGCCTCCGTTGGGCATTTGCTGGCGTGCGGGTGCAGTGCCGTTGCTATGTATCTGTCCTTTGAGGTTTACAATCTCTGCGTCACGCTCTGCGATTGTGTTGTCGCGCTCGCTTACTGCGTTCTGCAACTGGTCGCGCTCTGCGGAGAGGTTGTTCACCTGCTCGGTCAGTGTGTCACGCTCTGCGGTTAGTGAATCCACCTGCCCCTGCAAATCGGTGCGGGTGTTGTCAAACTCGGTCTGCGCGTTCTCCAATTCGGTAACGCGGTTCTGCAACTGGTCGCGCTCTGCGGTCAGTGTGTCCAACTGGTTACGCAGTGCGTCCAGTTCCTCGGAGGGTGCTGCGTTCTGCACGCCCTCTTTCTCTGCTCTTGCGAACAGGTTTTTCAGTTCGTCTAATAAATTCATCTTGTTTCCGATTTGATTTGTATTGTATTCGTTGATTGCGCCTATAAAGCCGTGTTCCAGCATATACTTTGAATCGCGCATCTTTTCCTCCTGCATCGCTGCGGATAGTTCAGCGCGGTCTGCGCCAGTGCGGTCAGCAAATATGTCAAGTATGCGCTCTTGCAGGTCGCGCATTTCCTCCGCGTAACGCTCTACGGCAGTGGTTGAACCACTGACACCGCCCTGCACCTCGTGGATAATGAACTGCGCGTTGGGGTTGGCGGTTCGCTGGTTCTTCGGTGCTGCCAGCAGCAACACGATTGCCATTGAGTGACAACTGCCCTCTACGTTGCAGTAAATGTTTCGCCCACTGGTACGCAGGCAGTCGTAAATCGCAAGACCCTCCAACACGTTACCCCCGTCACAATGAATCTGTAGCTTGATGTCGTGTTCATCGGGGTTGTCCTCCAATAACTGCAGCAAAGTTTCCAGCGTGAACGGGTGGTTCATACCGAACCATTCGTATATCCACGCTTGGCTCTCTGCGTCAATTACCTCGTGTAATTTGATTTCAAGCATAGTCGTTTCTTTTTATCGTTATTTTTATGTGTTTTGCCCTCTACGGCATTTTCTCCCTCTTGGTGGTATAAGTGCCTACCCCGTAAACGAAATGCCGTCAAATCGCCTTAAAATCGTTTACAAAGTAAGCGTTACAAAACGTAACTTGTTGCTCAATGTTTTGCGCACAAGTTTATACGGGTGACTGCATACGCGCTACGATACGCCTCGCGTTTGCCTCGCTCGTAAAGTAACGCGCCCCAGCCTGCCCGTATGCGTCCATTTTGTTCATACCCTTTGCGACCAGTTCAGTCCATAACTCATAAATCAGCACAAAGCGTTTCCACTGCTCGGGTATGATACCCGCACGCGTCATACGCTCGCGCTGCTCGGTGTCAATAGTCGTTATAAGTTCGTAACAAGTCATATCGCGGTTTCTTTGTGATTAGGTTATAAAGTCGGTTGGGTTACTGGCGTGCCAGTTCGTCAAGGTGAACCACGTTATCCTGCGCATCGCGTAGTTCGGTCAGCGAAAGCCATACTTGCAGGTTCTTGATTTCCTCACCTACTTTCTGCCCCACGACCTCACCCAGTTTGTCGTAGTCAATCTCAATGCGGGTTACGTTGTTATTCTCGGTCTGTTGCAACATTTGTCCGTACTGGCGTTCAGCGAATCCCGTCTGCGGCATTGTTGCAAGCGGGCGCAACATTTCAACGCGGTCAATAGTGGTTGTCGCGCCTGCGCTGGGGCGTATAACCTCATTTAGCAACTCGCGTATGCGTTCTACGCTGCGCGTCTGTTCAACGCGCTCGTTTACCTGCTTTACCGAATCAAACTCGGTGCGCTCGCCCTGCCGTTCAACCGCGTCCGCAAGACGTTCAACGCTGCGCGTCCTGCGTTGTTCATCTCCACTGCTTGCGGTGCGTGTCACCTGCGTAGTAACTGCGTCACCTTTCTTACCGATATACGAAATGAGGTTAAGCAGTTCGGGGAACGCCTTGCTGGGGTTGGCTGCGATGATACGTTCCTCACCCTCGGTTTCAACCAGTACGCCCCCTTGCTCGTGTTTCGCGCCTTGAACAAGACCGCCCCTGCGTGCTTTGGGTAGCGGTTCACTCAATACCGCACCCAGTTGTAATGCACCCGTAGCGGCTGCAACTGCGGTCAGTGCTGCGGTACTCACACCGAAATCCATTTTGGGAACTTCCGCCCAAATCTTCATTATGGCGGCTGCGGTATTCAGCACGATTTGGAACGCTGACAACGCTTTCTCGCGCGCTGCCTGCTTGCGGGTTTCCTCGGCTTTCTTTTCAGCCAGTTCCGCATCCATTTTGGCGACCTTATCATCGTACTGCTTTTGGCTTATCAGTCCGTTCTTCAAACGCTTGTCAAGAGCCTGCTTTTCCTTTTCGTTGGCTTGTTCCACCTGCTGCACGCGGGCGTTGCTGGTATTGGTTGCAATAGTGCTGATACTGCTGAACATCTCAACCACCTGCTCGGTGTACTCGGTCATTCGGTCTATCTTCTGCTGCAAGTGTTCGCTTTCCAGTGCTGCGAGTTGTTGTTCCAGTTCCGCGCGTTTGGCTGCGTTGTCCTTGTAGAGCGCAAGTTCGCGTTCAAGATACTGCCTGCGGATTTGGTACTGCTGCTCGGCATTCTGCCACGCCAGTTTGAGGTCTGTCGCCAGTTTGTCCGCACGCGCTTTCGCCTGCGCCTCCAACTCTTTCTGCTCGTTCTCGGTCTGCTGTTTTTGCAGTTTCTTGATTTCCTCGGTTTCCTTTTGCTTTAACCCTATCTTGTAGTACGATGCCTCTTCCGCGCTCATTTTGCCTGCTGCGACCATAGCGTCAAGACCTGCGTACATTTCCTTGTACTTGCTCTCAACGTCTTTTATCTGCGCCTTGATATCACCGCCCGCGATTGCTTTCGTCACCGCCTCGGTTACTTTGGTGTAATGTTCAACGGCTTTCTGCTCCTGCTCGCGATAGAACGTGTCACGCTGAACGTCCAGCGTCTTTAACCCGTTGTTATATTCATCGGTGGTTATTTGGTCGTACTGGTTTTGTATGCGCAGTTTCTCGCGCTCGTATGAATCCTGCGCCTCTTTGTTACGCTGCGCCCATTCCTGCTCGTGCTGCCATTTGAGTTCAGCGTTCTCGGCTGCGCTTTTGGTTGAATCGTTCTCGTATTGTTTCTGCTGCGCCAGCAGTGCGTCCGACATCTTTTTCGCGTTATCCAACTGCCTTATCTCGGCTTGCGAGGCTTTCTTCTTTTCCTCGTCCGACATAGCACCGCCAACGCTGCCGCCACCGCCTGCATCTGTCGTACCGCTTGCTTTATCGCGCTCGGCCTGTATCTGCTCGTATGCTTTTTTCAGTGCCCGATAGTTATAGCGTATCGTTGCCAGTTCCGCCTCTGCATTTGCCTTTATATGTTCAAGGCGTTTGCGCTCGCGCTTATTATCGGTTGCAGCGAGTTGGTGGTTCATAGACTGAATGATACGCCCCTGCTCGTTGGCGCTTGCCTGCATAGACCGGACTTCAGTGTCAAACATAGTTTGCAGGGCGTGTGCTACATCAATACCTTTCTCGGCTGCCACCTTTGCGATTTCATTGTACCCGTCTGCATAGTTCTGTACCAAATCCTCAAAGTCGCGCCTTGCCTTACCCTCGGGGTCTATCTTATCGGTCAGTATGTTTATATCGTCTGCTAGTCCACGGAAGAAACGCGAAAGCGCACCCTCGCTATTGAGTACCGCCAGCGTGAAACCCTCCCACGCTGACTGCAACATCTTGATTGCGCCTGCGGTGGTTTGCAGACGTTCCTCGCGTATGCCGATTGCATATCCGTCAAGGTCTTGCAGTTTGCCGTTGAGTTCGTCAATAGCGTCTGCATTCTTCATCAAACTGGTAAACGCTGCGACACTGCGCTTGTCGGTCAGTTCCATAGCCTCTGCTACGTTAATACCGCGCCCCTGCAACTCTTTCAGTCCTGCAACGAGTGTCGGTATGTCCTTTACGGGTTGATTTAACGACTGCGCGAGTTCGCTGCTGCTATCAGCCAGTTTGAGCAATATGTTACGCGCTGAGGTAGCCGCCATACTCGCATCCATACCCACGTTAGCCAGTGAGCCGAGTATTGCGACAACGCCCTCCAAATCAAAACCCATAGCGTTGGCTACGGGTGCTACCTGCGACAAAGCGGTGCGGTAATAATCAAACGAAAGCGCACTCTCATTTGCGCCCTTTACCAACACATCAACCACGCGGGCGGTATCGGTTGCCTGCAAACCAAACTGGCGCAGGGTTGCACCCACCATATCCGCGCTTTCACCCAGTCCAGCGTCAAGGTCGGTAGCCAGTGCCAACACGCTCGCTGACATTTCTTTAATCTGCTGCGCACCGAAACCCAGTTTAGCGAGTGCGATTTGCAACTCTGTGACCTGCGATGCAGTGTACTCGGTTGAGCGTCCGAGTTCTTTTGCGTGTTCGGTCATAGCCTGCATTTCCTCGTTGGTAACGCCAAGTATCGTTTGTAAGTTCTTCTGCTGCTGGGCGAACTCAATGTTTGTTTTGAGCGCACGCCCTACGGCTTTGATAAGACCGACAACGGCTGCGACTACGGCAGTAACCCAGCCGACCATAGCAGTCCAACCCGCTTTCGCCTTTTTGAAGAAACCCTGCTGCTCCTTATCCTGCTTTGCCTGCTCGCGGTTCAAGTCCTCCAACTCGCCCGTGACCTTGCGCACCGCCTGCGCCTCTGCATCCCACTCTTTCGTGCCCTGCTGCAAGCCATTAAGACGTGTGAGGTGCTGGCGCAACTGCTCGTTGAGTTCCTGCACGCCACTCTTGTAATTACCCACGTTTCGGGTGTAAACGCCATACGCTTGTTCAAGGGTACTTACTTTCGTGTTGAGGTCATTAACCACCTTTTGCTGGCGCAGGTATTCGTCCGTCAGCACACCGCCCTCAATCTTTACTTGACGCAG